AAAGTCCTTGTTACGCATCCCAAGGCTAACCTTGACGTTGCCACCTAAAGTGCCGCCAAGCTGTTCTGCCATGCTGCCCAAGCCCTTGAGCAAGCCAGTAGCCATTGTGTTAGCGACATCTTTTAAAGCTGCGCTATTGCCAGACAGTGCAGTTTGCATACCTTGGCCAGCTATCTGCGAAATGGTTGCAGAAGCCGTTTTTGTTTTCTTCAGCATACCACCAATAACGCCGCCCAAGATGCTGCCAGCGATAGCACCGATAGGGCCAAACGCAGCCCCGCCAATAGCGCCGCCTACTTGAGCGCCCATCTTGGATGACTTGATGCCTATGGCCTTAAATACACTGTCAACAGATGTGCCGACTTGAGCGCCAGCAGTTGCTGCGCCAAGTGTTTTGCCTAACTTTGGAAATGACTTTGCAATCGCTTCGCTTATCTTTTTGGTTTCGCCATTTTTTAAAGTTATTTCAAGTTTCAAAATACCTTGAAGACTTCGGCCAACTTTTCCACCAATCATGCCAGCAGCAGTTTCAAGGTTGTTCGTAAGAGTTTGCAGGGCCTCAATGTCTTTATCTATAACGCTTTTTGCGTCGATGTTGGCCGTCCGCGCTGCGTGATACTCTTTCCAAGCATCTACACCAAATTTAAGGACATAAGCCTCTTTTTCCAAAGCCAAGACAGCTTTTTCACGCTCAACACCCACAAGGCCAAGCAGAGTTGCTTCGCCCTTTAATGTAGTCATGGTATCATTATGCGCTTTGTTAGCTTCAACAATAGACTTAGCGTAGTCTTTAAGTTTCTCTGAAACCTCTTGACGTATGTCCGCCGCTTGTTGCGTTAAGGCATTAAGCATACCTTGTTGACGAATTTCATTGGCAATATTGTTACCAGCGCCCTCTTGCGAAGCTTTATTATATTTTTTGCGCCCAGCAGCAGCAGCCTCTAAAGCTAATTTCTCAACTTCAAATGCTTTGATTTGCTCTGGCGTCATGCCAATTTTCTGGCCTTCTTCGACCATATCAGCTAAAGCATCACGATATTTCTCAAGCGGGTCAATCGCTTCTTTTGCTTTTTTACCAGTTTTTTCAATAGCAGCAGAAACATTTCGCAAAGGTGGCTCTACTTGATTGTAGACTTTTTTGCTTTCAATTATAGCATTGCCGTTCTTTATCAAAAATTCATTAGCTTCTTTGATAGCCGCAGAATTCTTCTTATATTCAATTGCAACTTTGCCGACCATACCGCTTTTTGCAGTATATCTTTCTATTTCTTTATTGCGCTCCATAAGAACATTTCGTTCACCCTGAACCTGAAGCAAACCTTCATAACCTCTTTTAGCCGCCGCTGCAAAATTCTTATCTTGCGTTGCAGCCAGCCGACCAAGGTCATTGATAAGGTTCTGTGTTTCTCCCCTAGCTTCTGATTGAGCGGTTACAAGCATATAAATAGCGCCAACAACAGCGCCAATAGCGACAACAGCTAATCCCCAGCCAGTTGATGCAAGAATAGCTTGTAGGCCCTTAATTCCAGCCCCAGCCAACGCGCTTGCCGTAGTCGTTGCGCCTAATGCAAACTGCATAGCAACCAACTGGCTCACATATGCAATGATTGCTTGAGCGCCTAAAGCAGCACGAAACGCCAAAAGCGCAGCGGTCATTCCAGCGATAGCCACGATTACAACTTCAGCAACTCGGGCAATTTGATTTAGGTTATTTGATAAATAAACTATTCCATCAGCTAATGCCGCCGTGAAGCCAGTAGCTCTATCAGCTTCAGCAATAAACAGCATAAGAGAATTGCTTAACACTGTCATGGATTGGCTGACAGTCATTGGCATTCTGGTAAATTCACTGTCAATGTCATCGCCCATTTTAAGCAATGCCGCATAAACTTCTGCGCCAGTTAATTTGCCTTGAGCGCCAAGTTTGCGTAGTTCACCAACAGTTATGCCCATGCCCTCAGCGATAGCTTGAGCAACGCGAGGCATACCCTCCATGACGGAATTAAGTTCATCGCCACGCAATGCACCAGATGCAAATGCTTGGCCTAACTGCATAAGCGCACCAGAAGCTTGTTCAGCACTGGTTCCAGATACAATCATTGCTTTGTTAATGGTTTCCGTTACCCGCATAACAGACTGCTGGCTTACGCCTAAATTTTCTGTTGAACGTGCAAGACGCGAGAAAAGTGAGACTGTGCTTTCATATCCAACGCGAGTATTTTGAGACATGGCAAATAACTGCTTTTCAGCAGAAGCTAATTGCTGCGCGTTATTTGTAACCAAAGCAAGCTGGCCGCTCATGCGTGTAAATGTGTCAGCCATTAAAATAGCTTCGCGTGCTATAAGCCCAATGCCTAGCGATGCCAAAACAGCACCAAAACCTCTAAGTGCAGAAGACGCTTTGGTAACGCCCTGCTCAACCCCAGTTGACGAGCGATTAAGCTGGTCTAAATCTGTGGCAGCTTTCTTTACCTCACGGCTGTCAACTGAAATTCTGAGATTAGCTAAATCTGCCACGCGCAATATCCTATGAGGCCCAGAGCGTTATCGCTGAATTTAGGTCATAGCACAAGTCTATCATCTTGTCTTGGTATTGATTCTATTACTCCAATCAGACATCGCATTAGATATTTTTTCGCGCATTTCATCAGTTATTATTTCAACATTAGACCAAGGCGCTGGCGTATTAGGTTCAGAACCAGCAGAAAGCATCGCTGCGTATTCATGCGATAATGTTCTTATAGTTCGTGCTTCCCAAGGGGTTAATTGCACATTTTGATTTGACATCCATGCGGCCAAATCAATCTCATCTATGGCTATGTTACCACCCATTCCCATAGGCTTGGCAGGGCCAACCTCAAAAAGTATTTCAATAAGGTAGGCTCCGCCAAGCACAGGAGGCATCGCATTTGACTTGGTTTCCCGTCTAGGGCGCTTTGCCTTTGACGGGATTGTGTTAAGCCACGCTGCTTGTTTTACGAACAGTGTTAGTTGTTGGAGCGTTTGTGCGAAAAAAGTTAGCGCGTTCCGCCACAAATTCAGCAACTTGCTCTTTAATCCAAACCCATTCACCATAAACTTTGCGGACGTTATCTGGTGTGCAGTCTAGCTTATCACCGTCAAGCGTAAACCCAGACCAAGCAACAGTAAGCTTAACAAGGTCATCAATGCTATCTTCAGCCAGCTTTTCAGCGTCAAAATCGACGGCTTTCTTGCCTTTTGAAATGCGGTTCAATGCGGTTTGTTGTTTGGCAAGTTGAATTTTGCGGTAAACTTTGCTGTCTTGTCCGAGCAGAGTAATCGTCATTCCCTCAATAACTTCTTCGCTTTCAGGGTGAACAATGTTTAGAACAGCGCCATCGTCAGCCATTACAGGCTTTAAACTATTTAAATCCATTAGAAACTATCCTTCTAAATATCCGACTTTTGTCTTGGGTAGGCAAGTCGGATAGTGATTGCCTACCCAAGTTCTTCTAGCGTTCTAGCTAATTAGACTTTGATAATCGAGTTGTCAATTTCAAGCGTAACTTCTGCCATCGTGATAGCATCAGCATTGCCAACATTGACCTTGTAGGACATAACTTGAGCGGTGAAATACTGAATTTCGCCGTTAACAAGAACAACCTTAACCGAAACTAGAGCATCCGTGCCAGCAGCAGCTTCAGCAGCATCCTGCAGAACAGTTTGACCAGTATCCGCATCAGATACGGCCATCGTCAAAGCTACGGAACCGTAGTTAAGCGAACCACGGCGCTTGGCAACAATGCCAGTAGCAAGCGGGGTGTGCGTAGCAAGGGCAGCTTCAGCACCGAACGAAGGCAATTCAGCCAATTCGCCGCAAGGTGAAAAAGTAAGCGCACCAAATCCAGCGGCATCATAAGTTGCTGGTGCGGTGGTCGAAACGGAAACAACAGTCCCTACGGACGAAACAATATCAGACATTTAAATTACTCCAATTGCAAGTGGTTCGATTGTTATAGCATTTTTTTTATTACAAAGTAAGCCTATGTTAGCTGCCTTGTAATGTCGTTGACTGTGACGCGAACCATCCCAGCAGGGGCTTGTCTTGACCAGCCCTCAAATTCAAGTCGATAGATATACGGCAAGTTATTTGTAATCCACAAAACATTGCCCGTTGCTTTGGATATTGCCCCTAGCGAACCAGCTATAGTTGAAGAACCACTTGCGTCAGTTGACTCTGTTATGTTGTCTGTTGGGCTACCAATGCTGGTGAACCAGTTAGCTCTTGCACGGCCAGTGTCTACAGGCGTTTTAAGCACGATGCCTGTAACTAAGTCCAAGCATATTTTACGTACTTGAGCGTCAGCAGTCTTGCTGGTCTTGTCAATGAATTTGCTTATGTCTAATTTAAAGGTGCTCATACGAACGCCCGATAAGCAATGCTGACAGGAATAACAAATCTGTCACCAGATACAAATGCAGCCGATTGTGACACGCTTTGAATGGTCACTGTAACACTGCTATAAGTAAACCTAGCGCCACGCTGGAAT